CGTTCAAATTCTCTAATTTGTCGTTGGTACTCAGAAATTTTAAAATTGTTTGTTGAAATGTCATTCGTTAATGCCGTTACCTGCTGGGAAACATCTATGAACCTTTGATCCTTTTCTTGTTCTTTGGTGATAGACTTTTGAAGATCCTTGTAAGCGGAGTCAATCTCCTTTACTTTCTCCTCGATTTCTCCCACCTTATTTAGCCTAAAGTCCTCCTCAATTTTCTGGTAACATGTAGGGCATGATACGTTTTCATTAAAGAATTTATGTTCTGATGTTATATTCTGTATCCGTTGTTCCAGTTTTGCTTTAATTGTGTTCATCTTCTTAAGAGAAGACTTTGATGAAGACAGCTTTTGCATCTCTTCCTGAAAGGAATTTGACTTACTTATACACTGTTCATTCTCTTCTAACAGCTCCTTTATATGATTTTCTAAGTCATTTAATCTCTTCTCTCTATTCTTAATAGTATCTTTACTTTTTTTGTCAAGATCTGTAATGAAACTCTTCTGCATCTGAATCTTTTCTTCTACCATATCTCTCTTAATAGAAAGATCCTTTATAGATTCATTTACCACACGCAACTTATCTCTAAGTATGGTAGCCATACCAGAGAAAATTTTAATATCCAAAAGATCCTCAACAATTTCTCTCCTGTGTGAGGATTTCAATTGCATGAATGGAACAAAAGTTGCAGAACCTAATATAACTGTCTGTGTGAATGATTTAAAATTGAGTTTTAAAATATTATCTTCAAGATGCCTCTGTTGATCTACAGCAGAAGAAAACTGATCTTGTAACTTACCATCAATATAGATCTCAAATAAGCCTGGTTTTATTCCTCTAACTATCTGATAGTCCCTAGATCCTATACTAAAAGCTACCTGTACCTCACATTCCTTTTCATTAACTGTATTAACCAACTGACCCTTTGATATCTTTCTAAAGGGTTTATTGAATAATACAAAACATAATGCATCTAAAATGGTACTCTTCCCTGCACCATTAGCACCTACTATTAAATTTGTAACATACTTAGTTAAGTCAATTTCTATCCAGTTATTACCAGTAGATAGAAAATTACGCCACCGTATCGTCTTGAATGTAATCATAATCAGTTGGTGGTATCACAATATCATCAGGAGTGATGATAACATATCTGTAGTTGTGTTTTTTACAAGTTTCAAAAGCAAGATCATCTTCAATTTCTACTACTGAAAGTGGTGCAGAATCATCTGCTTCCAAGAGTCCCATATATCTGGTTGCATCATCCTCTTTCTGGAACAAATACAAAGCTTGATTACCTTGATCGTCTTTACAGGCATAAGCACCTGAACCTTCTTGACCAGAGAGAGATAGTATATACATCATACCATTTCGCAAGCTTCCATGTAGACCTCTTTTAAAAGTTCCTTTACTCTATCTTTTTTTAATTCAAAATCAGAGTCTTCAATATATTTATTTAAAAGTGTTAAGGTATCCTCAACCTTCTCACCATCAAACTCTACCTCTTCATCATTGACCTCCATACTTTCTATAATTTTGAGGTCTTGTACCCCAGCGTCAAGTAGTTTATCAACAAACTTCTGATATTGCAACTGATTGGTTTTCTTTCTAACAAATAACTTAACTATCTTATCCTTATATCGATGTGAAGGTAATACTGCAGCAGGAGTATCCTCATAATATATCTTCTCAAATATATGATATGGATTCTCTATAAACTCCATAGTCATATCATCTGTATCTAATATATTAAATCCTCTCTTGTCACCACAGTCATTCCAATACATCTCATAAGGATTACCTAAGTAAAATGTTTGGCCATCATTACTTCTAGTATGATAATGTCCTGAGAATACTGTTTCAAACTTTTCTATTATACCTTTATCAATACCATGCTGTTGAACGCAGCCTGGATATAATTGGAATCCTTCTAACTCTAGGTGACCAAAAGCGACCTTAGCGTTCGTGGCCTCAATAGTAGATTTAGTGAGTTGATAATTTTCATCGCAGATCCAAGGGAGCATGAAGGCTTTGAATCCGTTAATATTATATTCTCCAGGCTCAGATATAGGGATAAGGTTATCGTAGCTACGTAAAAGAGAATCAACAGAGTTAATCTTATTGGTATTCTTATAATAAACATCATGGTTTCCTACAAGTTGCCAGACTTTCACGCCCAAATTTTTGAACCTATCATATACATGTTCTTTTGCCCAATCAAGTGACCAATAATCTATATTTTTTCTATTGTCAAATGCATCACCCATATGAATACATTCTTTTATTCCTCTTTTCTCTAACTCAGGAAAGAAAATATTATCATAAAATTGTTGCCAAAACTCATGAAAGGCTTTAGATCCTCTTCTCCCACCAAAGTGAGTGTCTGTTATTATTGCTAACTTCATTCTATAATCCCACTTTTAACTGAGATGGTTTTACAATCTCAACCTCAATAGGTTTAGTAAGCATATCAGCAAGTCTATGATATGCAAAAGCAGTTACTACTTGCGGTACTATAAACGCAAACATTGCTACAACCCAAAACATATAATAATAGTTCTCCTTGTTTTGTGTTCTCATTTTACTGATACATCTTAGTTTGAACTGCCTCTTTTATTGAATTGTAATCACTAGGAGTGCCGTAATCATCATCCACATGCATGACCTCATCATACCCCGACTTCTCAATGATTTTCGTACGGATCTCCATTTGTTTCTTCTCTTTCTGGATCCTCCGAAGAAATGCGTAGTGTATAATCTGGGTGAAGTAAGCAAAAGGGTTTGTAGATTTCTCTGGATTGAAGTTATGTATGTATTGAACGCAGTTTTCAATGCCATCGCAGATCATGTCCTCCCTAAACATGTAATTGACAAAGTTTGGTTTATATGATAAATGTGTTGCTATTTTAAGAAAACACTCGCCAAGATAGTTACTGATACGAGGTTTAGGATCACCATTTTCTTCGGCCTCCTTTACGTCTTTCTTGTATTGAACGATAGCGTACAGAAACTCCTTGTTATTTACATAGTGTTCTGATCGTTTTCTGCCTTTAGCTGCGGGCATAACATTATCCTTTCTCGATCTAACGTTAGTTATATATTACCATAATAATATCAACTTGACAAGTATCAAATTCAACAGTACAATAACTCTGCCAGGGTTCAAAGGGAATTACTCTGGAGGATTAGGAGAGCCATTATAGAGATTCTCTAATTGTTGTCTAGCTTTCTCGACTGAATTTAAATAACCCATTTTTTTAGTTACTTTAATTCTTTCAGAACCATTAGTGAAATTAGCCATAACAAATTTAGTATAGTAAGATACTACTTCAGAATCTTGAGTAGCTTCTACTACAGTAATAACTTTATCCATAGGAATGATTACCAATCCCTCTTTAGGGATGCTACGTAACCAAGGCATCATTCTTAAACCTTCGGCAGATCCATTAACTGCAACTGTTTCGATTTCTACAGGATCACTACACACCAAAACTGTTCGTCCATTTTCCACCACAGGAAGAACTTCAGCGAAGATCTCTTCGCCTGATACTAATTTTATAGATCCATAAAATTCTTCGTCCATATTATTTTAACCTTATCGAGTTAAATTCATAATTAAATTCTTCAGAGTTGTATATTTTTATTCTTTCAACTAGATGATTTAATGTATAATTACGAATATTGTCACAAGTTATATCATCTGCGATGTCATACAGCATTGCTGTAGTTTTGCCTTTTCCTTTCCTTAATACTCTACCTATTGACTGAAGATTTCGTATTCTGGATTTTGAGGGCGACGCAAAAATGATATTATGCAATCGCTTAATGTTAATACCAGTAGAGAAAGTACCATAAGACGCAACGATAATCGCATTTTTTTCCCTCTCTGTTATTTCTCTGACAGACTCACGATCTTCTGCATCCACCCCGCCATGAACAAAAAAGACCTTGCGTACATCATCTACCGAACTATTTATAGAGTTATATAATATTTCACCGTGGGTTTCCACCCTACTATAGAGTATTAATGTGTTTCCTTTTAATGTTAAAGCTAGATCTTTTATGAAATTATTTCTTTTTTCATGGGAAATAATATATTGTAGTTCATCTTCATACGTTTCAAACTTTCTGGGTTCATGTTTTAGTACTAATATTCTAATGTTTAACTTAGATAAATGACCTTTATCTATCAAATCTTTTGTTTGAGTTACACTATAACTAGGACCAAATAATCCTTCCAACACCCATTTATGTGTTTGTGCTCCACTTAAAGTACCAGTAAATCCATATCTATACTTTGTATCTCTAAGTTTAGACATAATACCAACCAATGATTTAGATTTAAATTGATGTGCTTCGTCTCCTATTATAACATCAAATTGACTAAACCACTTCTTATCCATCTTATAAATGGACTGCCATGTTGTTATGGTTATAATCTTATTAGTAGTCTTACTCTGACCTGAATATACTTTATGACAATACCTTTCAGAATCCCATCCATAATTCTCAAAGTCTTTATACATTTGTTCAACAAGAGATGTTGTTGGAACAACTAATAAGGTCTTACGTTTATGACCAACATGATATCTGGCAATAGAATATATCATTAATGATTTACCAGATCCAGTTGGTGATATAACTAATCTTCTATTATGTTTTAATGCATCATATACTCCTTCTATCTGATAATCCCTAGGTTTAATCTGAGATATAGAGTTCATATAATCTTTTACACCAGATTTCGATATCTCTTCATTCTGTTCAAAGGGTGTTCCATAGTGTTCGTTATTAAGAAACTGTACTGTATATCCAGATTTCTTTGCCCAAGCGACAATCTTATCTAACAGTCCGACATAAACCTCACCAGTGGCAGTTGAAAATAAACGAATTTTACCATCCCAATGTCTATTCCTATACTGAGGCATAAACTTGGCGCCTGGAACATCAAACGTACAATAG